GTCATTTTACCCAAAAGGCAGGTCCGAATGGACCTGCCCTAACCACGGCTTTCAGTGACCTCCTAGGGATCTCGGTTTACCCGGATCTCGTGAAGGACATTGGGGCCGTTGGGGGTAAGACCCTCCATGATTTCATGGAGCGTCTCCTAGTTGAGTCTCCTACTCTTTCTGAGCCTTCGTCTAAGTTCTTTGAACCTAAATCGAAGTGTATCAGGAAAGTAGTGGGGATTCCAGATAAGGAGGGTAAAACCCGTGCTATTGCCATCCTGGATTATTGGTCCCAGGAGGCTCTACGCGGGCTTCACTCTTTCCTTTTCGGAATCCTCCGCGGCATCAACCAGGATATGACATTCGCACAGGGGGCATTCAAGGAGAAGGTTCTGTCTTGGGGTGATAATGTTATTCTTCACTCCGTAGACCTGACTGCGGCAACTGATCGATTTCCAATTGATCTAATTGCTGATATCCTTGCATGGCAATGTGGTGTAGAGTATTCTGCAGCTTGGAAGAGGATTATGGTCGACTACCCCTTTAGTGTTTCTCCGCGTAACTCCATTAGATATGCGGTAGGAAACCCTATGGGGGCTCAGTCTTCCTGGTCCTCTTTCACAGTGGCACACCATTTCATTATGTATTGGTGTTGCCGCGAGCTAAAGATTTCGTGGGAAGCCGCAAAGTATGTCATCCTTGGTGATGATGTCCTTATCGGTGACTCCAACCTCGCTGCATGTTACCGGACTAAGCTTGACCTTATCGGAGTTCAGGTGTCTCTAGCGAAAACTTACTCTTCTTCTCAGATTTGTGAGTTCGCAAAAAGATACCTGTTCCGCGGAGAGGAGGTATCTCCTTTCCCCGTGTCCTCTGTCCTAGACCATATCGGAGAAGCTTCGCTTCTCGTAGCGGTCCTGACCGGAGAACGCCGAAAGTCCCTCGAGCCTAAATCTGGAATCCCTGTGGCCATTGAGAATCTTTCTCTCGCTGTTGGAAAGTCCTACCGTCAGAGCAGACGGATGAGACAATTCGCAGCAGAGGCACTCCTGACAACAGAATTCCTCCAGGGAAGTATGGAGGCGGGGACTTACGTCCTTCGCCTTAACCACCCACTGGAGGATTCCTCGGCTGATTTTCTCCAGGCACATAACCTAGTGATTATCAACGAGTCCTGTCGTCGGATCGTGCTAGATTCTCTCCTAAAGCAGGACGTAGGTCTCGCTCCACTCCTCACAAAAGAGTGGTTCAAGGCCTTCGACCGCTTTAGAGGTGCACCTATTACTCGCCTAACCGTCCTTAATGATCTACCCGTCGCTCAAGTGGCTGTGAGATTTTCTCAAGTCCTTGAGCGCTTCAC